CAGAAACCGATCTGCATCGAGGGCTTTGTCTGGAGGGTCAACCACGCTCTGACGTTTTATTTAAGGAGTTCGTCAGCCCCAAGCCCGAATACACAAGACAAGATAAGACAAGATAATACTTCTAAGGATAAGATAGTATGGTATACTAAGCTTACTTGTTTTGTAGTGAATCCAAGTATAGTCTTTCCTGAGACTAAAAGTAAAGCCCCTTAATTGGGGCTTTGTTTTTTCTAGTACATTAAGAAATCATTTATAGATATATCCATAGCTTTGCAGATCGTCTCTATAGTGTGTAATTTCATATTCTTTTGCGCTCGCCATCGAACTACTTGTTGCGGAGTGCTGTCGGCTTTCTTGGCTAATACAACACTCGCTATCCCTAGTTCTTTCTGAGCCATTCGCAGACATCTTCCTGCATCTATCATATGACACTCCTAAATATGTTAAAATCGGTCAGGTGAGTTTCCCCGCTCACAAACTCCTATGGTTTACCCCCTCTTCGGAGGGGGGTTTTTAACTAGAACGGTATGTCATCTTCTAGTAAAGTTTGCTTTTGCTCGACCTGACTTGTCACTTGCTTAACACCCTGATTATGGGCCTGTTCTTTAGGGGTAAATGATATCTTTAAATACTTTTCCCCTTTAGCTGATTCGTTAATCCAGCCAGACACCCAATACTCAACACCGCCTATCATTGCATTGCCTTTTCTGTCGGGATGACTATCTGATTCTTTCTTAGGGTTTACAAACATAGCACCGCTATTATCTTTCTGTTCATATTGCGACATTTTCTTTTTCCTTTAGTTTAAGTTTACTAATAACATCTTGCTCAAAATAAGCAATCTCTTCTTTTGTTGGAAACCTAATAGATGTCCAAGTTAAACACTCCACACATCCACCCTCAAATGTTTTGCCATGACGAGATTTAGTAGCATCTTTGTTAGTTACTAAATATGCATCAGAGCAGGTAGGGCAGCATACTTCTATGCTATCCATATATCCCTCCTATTGGGCCTGTCTAAATTCAGATGTTTTCATTATTTCCCTTTCCTTGGTGGTAAACTTTCCACCTTTCGAGGGTGCTTTCCATACTAATTGTTTCTCTGTTGTGCTGAGAGACATCCATTCCTCATTAGCTGTGGAATAGTCTTCAACTGCTATAGCTTCCTTAATTGCGTTTATTACAGGCATAAGGTCAACAATCATATCCTCATACTCGTCTTGCTTAGACTTTTCAGTCCGTAGCATTGCTGACTCAGCGTCATCATCTGCCGTAGGTATACCTGCAATAGACTGCAAAGCATAACGTCTTGCATATGTTATTGCTGAACCTGCAGCTTGCGGATCACGTTTGACCAAGGGCAAACTATAACTATTCTCCATCCACTCACCAGATGTATGCATTAGTCTAGTAACGACTCCTACACCATGCTCGTTAGAGATAGGGAACTGTGTATAGCTTAGACCATTCTTAGCGAATGGCTCTTTGATAGCTTTAATGACGGATGTTAAGTCCGCATAGCTAGACTTGAAAAATGGGTTTGACGATTCTTTAACCGCTCCACCCATCTCAGATTGTGCCTTACATAATGCTTCAGCAAGGGCTTTTATCGACTCACTAGACTTCATATTATTTCCTCCTATAGAAGAAACAATATACCTTATAGATGTTTATATATCAACAGAATTGTTTAGTATTGCCAAGTAACTGGCGTAGTCTCACGGATGTCAACGTGTATAAAAGTCTTAGCCACGCCCACCCCGGTAAAACCTAATCTCATCGCTTCACGCACAATGATATAACGCTCTGCGCCACCAGATACAGATATGTCTGCAGCAATGCCTTGGGCATGAGTACCAGGTGTAGACTTACGAGCTTCTATGGGATGGCTTGGATCACGATAGCCAGATGTAATATGGAAAGAGAAACCACAGGCTTCACGCAACTCATCGAGCTTGTGAATAAACTCTTCGCTCATCTCGTTGTTGCCAGTGCATTGGCAGTCAAACTCTTCTATCTTAAAATACTTAAATGTCATTTCTTTAGACTCGCTAGTTTGCTAACACCCTTAATACCAAAGCTACTAGAAATAGCTATAAACAATAAATACTGATACCATTCAGGCAATTGCGCCAGAGCCTGAAAGCCATCCTCAACGCGAACAACAATATCAGGATCGCCAACAACTATGGAATAACCGATCATGAAAATAGGAATCGACAAAACTATAGTCCAAAATTCGTCACGCCAGCTATTTTGAGTAGCATCAACAGCTTTAGATTCCCACTCAGCATCGTTCTCAATTACTTTTAGTTTAGCTTTATGCTTTGCTTGCTTCTCTTCTGCCTTATTTTTTAAGTAGCCACCAGCTAAGTTAGCTATTGGGCCTATTAAGTGCTGTAACATAATATTCTCCTATCTCAACGGGTTGCTAAGTTCGTCAAGCCCCCGCCATATATCATTTATTTCTACACCAATTATTTTAATTCGTTCATCTACATCACCTATACTATCACTGATTAATTCTGCTTGCTTGACGGTCGCTTTCATAGTCTCTAAGTCTTTTTCTAGCCTAGAAACATCTGTAGTCAATTCTAACAGCTTTTCTTGTTGCGTTGATATTGTCACTAGGTTTGTGCCTAGCGTAGCTAATTTTGCGCTTAAATGGCTTATATCATTGTCTTCTAATTGCTGTTCTATAAGCTGTATAGACTCGTGCAAAGGCGCAACATCAGGAACGGATACGGATTCTACCGCTTCTAGTCGGGAATACAAGCTTGATGCAGTCCAGACACCGCCACCAATAGTCGAACCAATTGCCAAAACTACAGCTATCCAAGCCCCCTTAAATGTCTGACCACCTATCTTTAATTCACTATCTTCAATCATTGTTCGCAATCCATCTCAAAAAAACAGTTATAACCCATGCCCATTGGTGATGTTATAAAAAACTCAGACTCTGCGCCTAACGCAAGAATATCTGCTTCGCTGTAGTACATATCTAGTCCAAAAGAATCATTACCATTGAGCATTACTACAGTAAGGTTTCTAGTCGTGTTGTAGCCCATAGCTAACCACTGGGCATTTGAATCATAAAATATATTAACATTGTCTGTAGTGGTGTTTGCATCTTCTACGCTCTGCTGTAGGTAGGTTGCCGCCTCAGAATTAGCAACACTTAGGTAAACAGCCGCTTCATTAGCTGAAGATTCTATTTCATCAAGACTAGTGTTGTATGTGTCGATATCGTTTTGATCAATAGTAAGCATCTCCTGATTCTGTGAAACAAAGGTCTGTACCTCTTCTTCTTGCTTAGGGGTGCTTGCTTCTACAGCTTTTTCTGCTACTTGTTGTACTGATACTAAATCAACAGTTACCTCAACAAATGTGTCAACATGGTTTTCCATTTCTGCAAGAGAATCCATAGCCATATTTTCTAGCACCTCTTTAACTGGTGCGCCATAAGGCTGATAGTTATCGCTAAAGTTTAAAAGTGCAGAGTTATACGAATCAACTTGGTCTGAACTAATATGTGCGGTACTAGAAAGCGTACCATCAGATAAACCGTTACCTTGATGAGCATACTCAGTAGCTGCTCCTGTTAACTTAATCCCTCTTTGTATTTGATTAACAATATCTGTACTACTGTCTATTAGGTCTTTCAGCGGATCGCTTTGTGCTACGGAACTTATCGCTAATAGACATACTATCTTCTTCAACATTTTCACTCACCTCACCTATCTGGAGAATACCGTTATAAAATTCACGGTTATCTTTGTAATCAGGAATATACAGTTCTGGCTTCTGCTTTATTAGCATCAACCCCCTTTTCCCCGCTACTAATCTCCCATTGCTTATGAACGGACACGGACTGCCAGCTAAAAGCATACTGCGATAGACTTCTACACTTTGACAGAGCATTGATACACTTGCTACTTTTAATCCAAGACCAGATAACATTCGAGCATATTTTATCCTTGTGCAATCTATATCTAACTCATATCCTCCACTAGAAAAACCAACAGCTACAGTTTGCACTGAGCCTGATGTCCCTTTTAAGCAAGTATCTGTTCCATTAGACATAAAGGTTGGACTTATTGCAGAACCTACTGGAATCTCGCTAGACGAACCTGCTCCATTATAGGTATTAGATGTAGAAGTATCTGTTGTGTTGTTATTAGAATTAGTGGTGCTATTTTCTCCGTGAAACGTATTTAAACTTCCCTCTTGGGTGTTTGCTATAGCTGTTGATCCAAGTATCCATAGGATAGCCATGAGATAGCCATGAGATAGCCGTGGGATACCGATATCCATTACTGTTTAGACTCTAACATCTCTCTTATGTGGATAATGTTCTCATCCATACGGGCCAGTCTTACTTCATGGTCGCGCTGTCTGGTATCTAAACTGTCAACAGCTTTAGTCACACCGCTAATATCTTTTGCATTTTGCGTAACACCTACTTCAACTTCTTTAAATGCTCCAGCAACACTAACAGCTTGCAATACTAGAGCTAAAAACAACGTAATAGGTACATTTCTGCTTAAATGCCAGTTTTCCATTGTAAGCCCTTATTAAGTAATATAAGTTATTGATCCAATTAACTGACCATCAGTAATATTTGTTGTAATATCAGATTTTTTAACATAGCTATAGCCTTGATTGACAGCAAACTTTAGGTTATTACTATTAGCATCAATTCTTGCAGATAACGAATTAATGTTATGACTTGCCCAATCAAATTTATGACATATACCTAAAGCATCAACAGCAGGATTTACAGGTATTCCTGTTATAACAAGATCGTCAGTAGCATTACCTGTCATGTTTTCTGTATTTACATTAGTAAGTTTAAAATCAACGTGCAAAAGAGTGCCAATTTGCGTAACTCTTGCATATGAAGTGCTATGTGTTATTCCAAGATTTAAAGATGGTGTCCAGCTACCTGAAAGATATGTAGATAAAATGGCATCACTAAAACGTATAGATGTCAAATTCATTTGACTATCAACATTTATAGTTCCGTTCAAAGTAGGATTTGTTAAAGTTGCGTTAGCATTAGAAGCCTTGATGCTATCTAGTTGTTCCAATGCAGCCTGTACATTTGCTGCGGTAATATTACCTGCTGAAATCACAGAAGTTGTTTTAGCTGTATTAGCTACACTTAAACTTATAGGTGTGCTACTAATACCCACGGAAGTAGTATTACCAGTTATTGTTAGCTTAGTAATACTCATGCTCTAGTTACCTCGCGAGTAACTTTAGCCTTTCCTTGCAGTATTCTAGTCACAGCGTTATTGCCTGTATGATATATCTCAACATCGTATACATATGTACCTGCTGTTATATCATCAGTAACAGTATGAGCCATTTCTATTTTCACTGTGCTGTTAGTTATAGATGAAGAAAAATTATGTACTGTACCTGATTCATAATTAGGTCGCATAGATGCTCTAGCACCGTAACCAGTTAAAGACATAGGTGATCCGTCTTCTTCTATTGTAATAGAGATTTCAAAGTCTGAACCTTGGTCAATTACTAAATCGTACTGTGCTGCTGGCATATTATTCTCCGAACTGAATATACATATTATAGCATTAAGTTGCTTTCGACATTAAGTTAAAGTATTCAGTCCACCAATGCTTCTGAAATCAGCCTCAAGGCTAATAGTTGTATATCTTATTTTGATGTAATGTGTGCCACCTGGGTACTTGGCGGTGTTTGTAATATCATGTTGCACTGGAGCGCGAAGAAGAATGTCGCGGTTTGGTAATACTCTATAATCATCTTCTGGATCACCTGCCCATAAAAAGTCACCTGCTTCTGCACGAGCAATAGCTACTGGCAAACCAGCAAATGAATAAAATGTGTTACCACCACCATAAGGAGTAGTAGCTGGAATGCCAATTCCATAGCAATTACCTAGCGCATTATCAAAGCCTCCTGCAGCACAGCCGTCTGGCGCAACGAAGTCAACATAAAAAAGAACATCATGTATAATGTGGGCTTTACCTGCAACAGCAGGAATCAATACCTTTGGTTGGGTATGTAAATTTAAAAAAGCATCACCAGTTAATGCAAATGTAGCAATTTTCATGTCTTCAACAAGCTTACCCTCAGAGCCAACACCAAGAGTATAATTAGCCCCATTGACTGAACCATGCTTGCCAAAAAAGTTACCCTCTCCGTAATCACCCATTTTTAAATAATACTTGGCGTTAGCACTACCTGTATTGTCTACTTTAAAAATACCGCTATTAACATTAAACTCACCAGTTACATTAACAGCATCGTTAATTTCTAGCTTTGTGCTGCTATTAGTCTGTATTTTTAAGCTGCTATTAGTATTTATGATATTATCAGTAGCCGTGGAATCATGTTTAATAGTCATGTCACTACCAGTACCAAATCTAAGCTCAGAGTTGTCAGAAAATGTTACTGTAGTTGTTATGTCTGTAAGGTTGTATAAATCTTCCCTAAGCAACTCAAACCCGCCCGCAGTTGTACCATCATGTACATGAACAGATTTATTTGTAGTATTTACAGTTATTTCACCATCCAAACCTGTAAATGTTGTATGGTTTGATGATGTTCCTCGTCTCTGCTGTAATGCTGTAGTCATTTTTTACCTCGGTATTTCGGGAAAGATCACCTCTTCCACATCTGTTATATCTAAATTATTAGTTGGCAACTCTCTTAATTGCTGTCTGTAATTTGCCCATTCCTGCTTTTTCTCGTCAGTCAAATCATTGTCTGGCATCTGTGTCCAATCTGAGTCTTTTAATTCTAAATCTCTAAAATAACGCAACTTTTTTAATGCAGTATATCTTTTATCTGATGCACTTATTTCTATTACTTCTGGCTCTTTATCAACTATTTCTCCATTCACAATCTTCTTATTTGGCTCTAAACAAAAACCCTCAATTATAAATTGATTTTCACCGGGCAAAAGATCAAACACTTCATCCTGACAAGTACCTGTACTTAAAATGTTACCATCAGCATCGTGTATAATATAATTTTTCACTTTTTCATCTCCAGTGCGCTGAATATCACATTCTTATGAGCAAAAAAACAATGCTTATTGTTATACCCTAAACTGTTACCTACCGCACCCATTCTAACCTTATAAGTTACATTTCCTGACGGAGCAGTTAGGTCAATAAAATTAAATCCTTGCACTATGCCAAATTCATCCAAAGCAGAAGTTGCGTCAGAATACATATCATATCCATCGTTCTCTATTTGCGAACTACTTCCATACTGACTCCAATATGCTCCGTAAAATTCATTTAATATAAAATGTGCAACAACAGTAGTGCCACGGATAAGCTCTAATAGTATATGAGGATTTGTAATCTCTTGCCGACTTCTACTACCTGACATATAGAATAAAAGACTTGACTGAAATTGCAAAAAGATTGGCGTATTAGCAGAAGAAACATTTATTATAAATTCACCAATATCTTTTGTTGCTCTAGTAGCAGAAGCAGATGAACTATTAGTAGTCGTTGGCGTTTTGTATGAGACTCCTCCAATAGTAAATGATTTATTTTGTATTTTATTACCACTATTAATTAGTTTTTTTGCAGCTGTAGTTACATATGAGCCAACTGCAACAGAAACAGCATTGTCCTTAATCTTTATGGTGTCTACTTCTAAGTCACCAATTTTAGCTGTTGTTATTGCTGCACTGCCTATCTTCGCGCTAGTAATTGCACCATCGGCTATTTTAGCACTAGAAATAACAGCATCATTAATTTGCGCGGAACTAGTAATTACACCACTAGCAGCTAATAGACCAGCAGTTATTTGATTAGCACCAATATCGCTTGCTTGTATTGTTCCTGCAGCAATGTGATCACTAGTAATAATCCCAGAGGAAATAGCATTAGCAGTTATTGCTCCTGCAGCTAAAGTTCCTGCTGTCACAGAGTTTGCAGCTAATTCTGTTGTAGTAATTGCATTCGCAGCAATATCCGCGGCAGTGATGGTGTTAGCGGCTATCTTTGCCGAGGTAATTGCATTTGCGGCTATAGAATCAGCTGTAACTGCGTTAGCAGCTATTTTAGCAGCAGTAACTGCATCTGCGCCTATCTTAGCCGCAGTAATAGCACCTGCATTTAGTTTATTTGTTGTTATAGCATTAGAAGCAATTTCATCTGCTGTAACAGCACCTGCGTTGAGTTTAGCTGTTGTAACTGCATTTGCAGCAATTTCATCTGCTGTCACCGCTCCTGCATTTAATTTAGCTGTTGTTACCGCATTTGCAGCTATTTCATCTGCTGTAACAGCACCTGCGATAATTTTAGCACTAGTTACAGCGTTAGCCGCTATTTCTCCCGCTGTAACCGCGCCCGCATTAATCTTGGCAGTAGTTATCGCATTAGCAGCTATTTTAGCAGAAGTTATGGCACTAGCATTAATCTTTGCTGACGTTATGGCATTTGCGCTAATTTCATCTGCTGTTACTGCTCCTGCGTTTAATTTAGCCGTTGTTACCGCATTTGCACTAATTTTAGCGGAAGTGATTGCATTAGAGGCTATTTCATCAGCCGTTACTGCGCTTGCATTTAGTTTAGCTGTTGTAACAGCGTTAGAAGCTATCGCATCTGCTGTAATTGCAGAAGCAGATACTTTAGCCGCTGTGACGGCATTAGAGGCTATTTCACTAGCTGTTACTGCCCCAGCATTTATCTTAGCTGTAGTAATTGCGTCAGCACTTATCTTGCCTGTAGTGATTGCATTAGAGGCTATTTCACTAGCAGTGATTGCGTTTGCTTGAATTTTAGCAGTTGTAACAGCGTTAGAGGCTATGGTATCTGCAGTAACTGCACTTGCATTTATCTTAGCTGTTGTCACTGCATTAGCTTGTATTTTACCAGCCGTAACTGCGAGTGCGCCTATTTCAGTAGCAGTAACTGCGCCCGCATTAATCTTGGCAGTAGTTATCGCATCAGAAGCTATGGTACTTGTTGTGACTGCTCCTGCGCTAATTTTAGCAGTTGTTATCGCGCCATCTACAATTAAAGATGCATTGGATTTTTCTTCTATGCGTAAATCTTGACAGTACCAGTTACCACCGTAAGTAAGACCTAGTACATTTTTATCATTAGAGCTAAGGTGATTAAGCAAAACCATAGGCTTCATGTAAACAGCAGTAGCTGGAAAATCATTATCTGTGCCATGACCAAATTCAGCTTGGTACTCAATCCAAGTATGATCAGTATTTTTAACACCTGAAGCAGCATCGTATAACCACTGAGTACCATCTCCGCTTATATTTGTGCCATTAGAAGTAAATAACGCAACTCCAAGATAAAGTCTTCCTGTTGCAGTGCTACCCTCTTTACACATACCTCTGACGCGATAGGTCTTAGCAGGATCAAGTGCAATCATGTCAGCAGAATTAACCCAAGTTTCATTATTTGTTGCATTTGTTACAGCAGTTCTTCCTACAGCAAAGTCTGTCAAATCATCTACAAAAACTCGCGTACCACCTGAGAAATTTATCCAAGCATTAATATCAGTAAAAAGAGGATCATCGTTAAGAGCAGAGCCTTGACCAGCTAATACCATTTTGCTTGCAGTTATTGCGTTGGCAGCAACTTTAGCTGAAGTGACAGAACCAGACGATATAGCGTTTGCGGTAATTGCATCAGCAGCAACCTTGCCGCTTGTTATAGCGTTTGCATCAATTTTGTCAGTAGTTACAGCAGAACTAATTATTTTATTCGCAGTTACAGCATTAGAAGCTATTTCACCAGCTGTTACTGCTCCTGCAGCTAGTTTAGCTGTCGTTATCGCGCTTGCACTAATTTTAGCGGTAGTGATGGCATTTGATGATATCTCATCTGCTGTAACAGCACCTGCGTTAATTTTAGCAGTTGTGATTGCACCTGCATCGATTTTAGCCGTACTGACCGCAGAATCTGATATTTCAGTTCCCGTAATTGCACTTGCAGCAATCGCAGCAGTAGTTACTGCATTTGATGCAATCTTAGCCGAGGTAACTGCATCAGTAGCTATCTTGCCAGCTGTTATTGCAGAGTCTCCTAGCTTTGCTGTAGTTACTGCAGTATCAGATATTTTAACATTAGTAACAGCGTTAGCAGCTATGATATCTGCAGTGACAGCATTTGATGCTAAAGCAGCCGTTTGTACAGCGTTATCAGCTAACTCTGTTGCGCCTATAGCGTCAGCAGCCATGAGATCATTAGTTATCGCATCATTAGCTATTTTTGCAGTTGTAACAGCGTCTGCGACTAACTCTGTTGTTGTAATTGCAGAAGCAGCTATAAGATCAGTTGTTATCGCATCATTAGCTATTTTTGCAGTTGTAACCGCATCTGCACCAATCTTAGCGGCAGTTATAGCAGAATCAGCTATTTTGTCAGCATCCACGGCAGTGTTAGCTATCTTTACACTAGTAATTGCATTAGCAGCTATAATATCTGCAGTTACAGATTCATTTGCTATTTTAGCTGTAGTTACAGCATCATTTGCAAGCTTAACTTCTGTTATAGCTGTTTCCGCAATCTTGCTTGCGTCAATAGCTTCTGCACCAATTACATCGCCCATAATTGCGCCTGTAGCAATTTTGGCGGTAGTAACAGCATTATTAGCTAATTGTGTGCTTACAAGCTCACCAACCAAGTCTGAAGCAGATGCTGCAGAAGTCCAAGCTGTTCCATTGTATCTATATAACTTATTATCTGTTGTTAAAAATACTTGTCTGCCGTGCCATTTTTCGGATGACTGCGATGGCAGTGAACTGACAACTTTAGGTGGCATTAAATCTTCAGAAAAGTTAACCTCTGGAATTTCTCCTACTAAGTCAACAGATTGTATAGCCTTTGTAAATGATGGAAAATTACCGTCTACAAACCTATAGAGTTGATTATCAGTTGTCAAAAAAACTATTTGCGGGCCTGTGTATCCAGATGCAGTAGGCAAAGACGAAACAACACTCACTGGCTCAATTCCAGTTGCAAATGATGATGCTTGCACTGACGCTTGTTGTATAGAAAATATATCATCTGACCAAGCTGAACCTGTCCATCGGTACAAAGATGTAGCACTTGTGTCAAATTTGATTTGACCAGCAAAATCACCAGATGCAGGTAGTGAAGATACAGGCTCGATTCCGTATGAACCAGCATTGCTAAATAGGTTATTAACAGAAGAGCTAAAGGCATCCGTATCAACAAACAATGTAGTAGCATTTGATGAAGTAGAAAATGCAGATACGTTTGAAGAATAATCAACAGACTTTAACCAGTAGTATTTTGTTACGTTGTAACCTAGACCAGTTCTAGTATATGTATCACCTGTAGCTATGCCAATCTTTGTTGCAGCTCCAGAATTATCTATACTACCCTCATAAACCTCGCAATGTGAATAATCTTGGTCTAGTGGTCGATCCCAACGAAGTGTAATTTCTTTTAAACCGCCAGTTGCGTCTAAGTTTACAGGAATGCCGGGAGCGGTAGTATCACTGCCAATCACAGCAGAAAGGCTAATGTAATCTGACCTAACCCCTAAATCATTTATTGATCTTACATGAAAATTGTAATTTAGATCAGGAACTACACCAGATAAAAGAAACTGCGTAGAATTTACAATTATACTAGTAAATTGATCTTCACCAACAGTTGCAGGACTAGCTACCGTTCCATAATTTTCTGTTTCATCAGCACTACTAGTTACAAGTCCTTGGTCAATAGAAGTATCTAAAGCATCAGTAACTTGCCCAAAGTTATCTATTGCAGTTTCTCTTTTGTATTTTATTTCATACTTTGTTACAAAAGAATCTTGCGGTGCATCCCAGTTAAATTTCAAAGAGGGTATAACTGAGCCATCAGAAGACACAGATGTTGTATTAACAGACCTTAGATTACTTGGCGGTTTAGCTATAAATGAATTTGGTAATTTTGGTGTAGGATAGCTGTTTTGCTCTGTTGTTGTAGTGTCATAAGCATATATGGAAGAGTAATACTCAATTGCTAATATGTTTGCTGTCATATCTGCATTTAGTGTTATCTCTTCAACTTGAAATAGCTTACTACCCCAATTTGGCGTTGGATGTTCTACCGTTATTATGTCTGCAATAGAAAGCTGCAATCCAGTGCTGTCAGTAGTAAATGCTACTCTTAACTGATTTCTTGATCGCAAAGTTAATATGCGAGCATAGTCTTTAGCTATGTAATAACTAGTACAGGCTTTAAGCTCTTCTGAAGCTTGCAATAGCTCGCCATTGTTTTCATCTAAATATGTTTCTTCCTCAGTAGAACTAGCTTCTGGATAAGATGCCTGATCAGGCTGATAATCAATATCTTTATTAGCAAACTTAATCATCTGCCTATTTACAGTATTTTCTTTATCACCAGATTTGATATTTATACCGCCAATAATATTGTCAGTATTAAATGTCTTAACACTAGATGAAGCCTTATCAATTTTTAAGCTATATTTTCCATTAGAAAAAGGTAAAAACCCACGACACGAAACCAATATATCGCGAACATTATCAATTATTTTTTCTTTAGGATCTAAAACATAATTACATCTAAATATTTTTTCTTCATCACCGCCACTGTAAGGCGTAACTTTGTACTCGTCACACTCAAAAAGTGCGTCAGCAAAAGACTGCATATCTATAGCAGTTACAGGTAAGCCTTTGCCGTAACGATTGTTAGTTAAATAATCATACAAGCATAATGCTGGGTTAGATGTAAATGCGGTAACTTGTGTAAAAGGGTTATATACTTTTTTGCCTTGTACCACGCAAGTGATGTCAGGAATACCATTCCAAGCATCTTGGTTGTATTTAAGCTTTACAGCAATATAAGCAACACCTAAAAGCTTATGATCATTTGTCCAGCTATCAACTTCTAGCAACAACGGGTCAGCACTTTGTGTATCTGTCCCAAGATGTACGTTATATTCGATTAGGTTGTCAAACCGAGGATCACTAGCAGGGATGTCATCAAACTTTAAGTTAGTAATTGACTCAACTTCTCCCTCTGAAACTGCTAAAGCAATGTATAAGTATTCATTTTCATCGCCTCCCTCTACATCTTTACTGCTTATAAATACTCTAGTTCCACCTACTCGCCTTGTTCCATATATAACTGGCAAGAAATCTATATTACTGTTTTTATTTATTAATACGCCTTTAGCCGCATCTTCAGCAGCTTTTTGCGCTTCTTTAGCTTTTTTATGTGCGCTATAGGATACACCAACTGTTATAGCGGCAATAATCCAATTCCAAATCATGCTTTACCCCACATAATGTCTTTTATGGTTTTAGCCGCAAACTCAAACCCTTTATCACCCGCAAAGTGTAACTGCTGTGAGTTATGGTTAGTTCTTCTGCCATTTTGCTTTTCGAAGTCTGCCCAGTGTGATTTGCAAGAAATAGTAATTTCGCTTGTAGAGTTAGTATCTGTTATAGAAAAAGACGTTACCTGACCATTGAAATAAGTAAAATCACCATCAATTAAATTATTGTCTGTCAAAACACATCTTTTAATATCTACGGGCAAGCCAATGTAATCGTTACTTAGCATATAATTGACCATAGTTTGACTAACACCGCTAAATGTCAAATCTAAGCCGCCAACCGATAATCCAGATGTCTCTGAAACTGTATCAAGAGCGAGTATTGTGTCTGAACTTGTATATGTAATTGTGCTATCTACTATAATGTCTTTATCATTGTCTGTTATACGAATAAGACTAGCATCCTTGCCAATAGATATTAATGTTGCAAAATTAAATGCATCAGATTCTAAGTTTGCAGTAAGATCAGGATTTTCGTATCTTGCCATTATGTAGCCTCAACAAAGTCTACTTCATACGACCTATGACCTGCTACGTCAATAGAAAACTCCTGCACTTGATTACTTAATCGTACAGTAAAAGGAACTGCATCGTATGTTATAACCGTATCGTCAGGCAAAAATGCCTGTAAAGGAGGGCTGATTGATAAGTTACCTGATTGGTTTAGGTCAGCAGTGATCATATACACTTTGCTATGGTTATCAAATTTAATCATATCACCAGCTTTTAGTGTTCCAGTAAATCCGTCAACTTTTACGGCTGTACTTCCAACACCATTGCCAGCTAACACGTTAATTTGCAATGCGCCTGAAGCATCACCGCTTTTGTAGCTTATATCTGGCAAAACAATTTGGAAAGTTTCTTTCATACCATTCTGTGCAGTGATAAAAGCAAGAACAGGATTAAACTCAGATGCTGTCAGTGGCGGATAACTAGCAGAGAACTCAAACTTTGAGCTACCAATGTTTCTTACTTGTATGCGACCAGAAATAGTCTCGCTTTTTAAGCTATAAGACTTAACTTTGAACCCGACAGCATTAAAACCGGGACTAGATGGGTATGTTCCACTCATATTAGACTCGATACGCCTCTATTATTAATAGCCTTGTTTACTATACCAATGATCTCGCCTCTGCGTGATCTCAACAACTCATCAAAGCCTTTAGTGTCATTTGCTTGAATGTTAATTGTAACATTAGTTGCCATCGACTGCCCTTTAGAATGATCTATAACAGTCTCATTAGGGTGTAGAATTGCAGGGAATCCACCTTTACCATCAACGCCACCTGCTCTTGCTCCCATGCCAGTAAAGCCACCACCATCAAATGAAGCGGCAGCCTGACCCATAATTAATCCTGCGTTAACAAAGCCCATAGTTTTCATCATTGTGCCTTGTACATTACCCATTGCAGTGTAGGCTGTTGCCATTGCAGGATTAGCTAGTGCCATTTTTGCATATGCAGCCTTAATTGCCATCTCGCCTGACAAACCTGCAATAATTGCATTTGCTGCTTCAAGACCTTTAGATACAAGCATAAAGGCTTTAGCTTCACTAGAACCCTCTTTAAACAATTGACTTATGCTACCCATTGTTGATGCAACTGTACCTACAACCATACTATTTGTAGAAAGAACGGAACTCTTTATACTATCATCCATGTCGCTAAAGTTATTCATTATGTCAGATGTAGCATCTACGGGCGAAATACCAGCAGCTTGTCGCTCTATCTCTGCATCATGATTGGCTTGTCTTGTTTGCTCTAGCTCTTTAAGGCGCGTTATTTCTTGTATCTGGGCTTCGTTGTATCCCTGCTGTCGCATTTTAAGTATGTCTATTTGGTCAGCAGTTTTACCGATAGAAGCTATTTGTAGAGTGTATTGATCTCTAGTAGCTTCAAATCTTTTTTGCTGTGCTGCCGCCATTGCGGCTTCTTTTGCTTCTTTGCGCTGTCTTTCTGCAGCTCCTTTTTTTATTCCTGCAGTTTCTTCCGCAATGCCTGACATTATTTGTCTTAAATGTAACGACTTAGCAGCTTTTGCCCCTGCCTCTCTTTCTTCATTAATACGCTGTTGAATGAATAAAGATTCTGCTTGCGCTGATGCAACTAGCTTTTCCTCCGCAGTCATATTTGAAATAGCTATGTTGTAAAGCTGTACGCCTAAAGTACCCTCAGCCAATTTAATATTGTTTAATGTCGTTTTGTCCGTGAACTTAATAAATGCATCAGTAGTATTGTCTACTTTTTCAGCAAGTCCTGTGTTATTTGCAATGGCAGTATCTATTGTAGTTTGCTGTGTGATTAGAGCTTCATGATTGCCCTCAATAGCTTTTTTTGTAAACTTTAATACACTTGCATACGCTGAATTTCCTCTAGTAAGAATTGACAATGCATCATTGTTGTTATGCAGCCCAGTAGTTAGGTTTTCATATATTCGTATATTTTCTTTATTCCCCTGAGTCAGTGCTACTATTTTTTCTTCTGCTTTGCCTGCTGCTTCTTCATTTTCCTTAATTATTTTAGCTGTTTGTATTCTTGCGTATTCTTTTTGAGCAGCAGTAGCATCATCATAATTATCTGCTAGGTTTTTCATCTCCTCTTTGAGATCTTTAGCAGCTTGTGTAGCACCAAACATTGATGGCGCAAGACTAGTAGCTATAGCAGCACCAACTGCAAGCACCGCACCAATCATAGCCCCACGCGGGCCAAACAAAGACGCTACCTGCGAACCCTGCTGACCAAAAACAAGCATTGCGTTCTGACCCATTTGCAACTGTACTGCAACATCCTGCACCTGATGACCAAGCTGACCTAGACCGCCACGCATCATGCGTAACTGTCCATTAGCTTTCTTTGTGCTGTCTTGGAAGTCTTTAGTATTTTTGCGAGCGCGATGCATTCCTTGATCGAAATCACTAGAATCCATCTTCGCTTTGAGAATCATGTTTGCGCCAAAATCAGCCATGTTTTTCCTTTATCTTCTGTTCTTTAAGACGTAAGTAAGCAAACCAATGAGTAAACTCATTTGCAGTCATAGCTAATATTGTCGAGAGTGGCTGACCAAGGTGTTCTGCCAATTGATACATAAAGTACAATTCATTTGGCTCACCTTGATCATTTGTTAGTTTTTTTCAGCATCCTCTGCGTCTAATGTATCTAGCACAAAGTTAGCAACTCTACTCAGCACTTCAGGGTCAACGTGCTTTTTCAGCTTAACCTTGTCACCGATATCAAAAACCGACTCGCCATTTTCGTCTGTTACACCATATATTAGCGCATACACTAAGTAGTCAGAATTATTGCCTTCCGATCTGGCAAACCACTTAGCTTTATCATCTAACGACAGGTTCTTTGAGTAGAGAGTAGTATCCCACTCTTCTACCCGAAGAGTCCTGATTTCTTTATTACTAAAGTGCGAAACCGCACTATCAATAAGTTTTCCCACGGTTTATCCCCTTATGTATATTAAGCTACTGTTTCTTGCGTAATGTGACCTTGACCAACTACTGAAAAAGATGTCTCAACTATACCGTCTACAGAAACTGATCTTGATACGTTAGTAATAAGCGCATCACCTTGCCAGTATAATTTAGCTGATGTGTTGCCAGCAGGATATAGGTTAAGCGCAACTTCTGCACCAGGTGCTAAAGCTACTTGCGCGGTATCAGTGTCATCTGAAAAAGCAGTAATGCTTGCTGTCCAAGATTTGTTTGTTACTTTATTAGTAGTCCATCCAAGATCATCAGTGTCAGTAGGATTCATTACTGTACCCTCTGTAGTGTTTGCAGTGATCTCTAATGAAAACTCTTTTACTTCGGCTACAGCATTCGATGAAACGTAAACTGCGCCAGCATTTCCAGCATATGTTGCCATTTTAATTACCTCTGCTCTATGAGCATTATTTTAACAAAGGCGCAATCGCCATTAAATTTTAACATCAGGATTGTTTTCGCGCACCTGATATCTTACTTCAACAGATAACTTGCAAACAGCTAAAGGCTGATCTCCGTCACCGCTAAAATCTGATTCAAAAGACAGTATTCTTGTATCGATTGCATTACCGCCTCTTGTTATATCTGCAGATAAAGCCTCTTCAATTTCTAGGCATATCTGATCTAATTTATCATCGTAATTCTGTGTACCCTTGACGTATATTTCTACCTCAAAAGAACTAACTCGTTCTTGCAGCCGCGGGATACTCATAGAGCCATAAGCAACTTCTTCTGACTTATTGTAAATCAGTATTCCCGGTAATGTTTCATTACGCATGGGATAGATTCGCGTCTGAAATACATTATTTCTAGTTGTAGCTAATCCTTTTAAAGTTGCTGTTAAATCATCCCTAATTGTTTTACGCTGATGAGCCATTACTCAACCTCTAAAGCTAGTTCAGTTATACCTGTACCGTCTTCCATTATAACGCGAACAATATAAATAGTATTTCTGACATTAAATGCATCTCCCTCTACTATGTTAGAAATATCTTGCGTTCTAACTGTTAGTCTTGGAGAAACCATTTGCACTTGCATAGTACCACCTGCATCAACAGCTTCATAAGCGTTATCAAATATAGCTTTGATTGATGTACTCACACCTAACTCTGGCATAAAAGTAACGCTCTCGCCAAAGTCTGCTATCAATATTTCTCTATCACTTGCTGTCTCTACTGGCATTATTTCTTAGCCTTTGCTCGTCTCTTTGGCTTTGGCTTATCTTCAGTTAAGCCAATGCTTCTGTCTTCTACTTTTTGTGGCTCTGAATATGGTAAAATTCTACCAATAGCCATCAACTCTTTAGCTAATTGTCCGTCTAATTCAATAACATCAGACAGCTTATATGCTACGCCTCTGATTAAACACGCTTTTATTATTTCATATTTCATCATTATCTCCTTTAGTAAAAGCTACTATGGGATAGCCACGGAATAGCCTTTAGTAAAGGAGGGGGCGAACCCCCTCACAGTGTTACTTATTGTCCAACTGCAAACGACTGAGCATGACGTACAGCGCAATCTACAGACTGCATCGCAACAACGCGAACAGTACCAGTAGTAGAAGCAGTGTATGGGTCAACTACGATGTCTAGTCCACCAAACATACCGATTAGTAAGTCGCTAAAGTTACCAAAGTAGGAGTGATTAGCAGAAGCCTGAGCAGAAACAATAGCATTGTAGCCATTGATTTGACCATTCTCTAATACAAAACCACTCTGATTGGCTGCTCTTGCAGTGCCTTTCAAAGCACCAGCTAAAGCAGGAGTAAGGATGTATGAAAGGTTGCCAAGTAGAGCGTTATCTTGTGAAACCTCAGTTTCCATTTCAATCATCTCTACGAAAGTTGGCGCACCAGCAGAACCAAAGCTAACTGAACCAATACCAGTTGTATTCTCAATACCAGTTGGCTGACCTGAAGAACCTGTACCCTCTAGACCAGCTTTATCAATAGCAATTGCCATTGCTTTAGTAAGGTCATCACGGATTAGGCTTTCAACGTCTAAGCTAGATTGGATCAAAAGCTGACGAGTAACGTCTGTGAATGCACCTAAAGTTTTAGGCGTAAGACTTACGTTACCAATAGTCATTTCTGATTCAGTAGCAGCACCGCCCTCGGCAGAAATCCAAGCAGCAGACGCAGCAGCAGTCTTCTTAGGAATCTTAACGTCACCGCTTAGACCACCAAGCATAGTTGCACCAGCAGCCATTACAGATGAAGCGTTTCGTAGAGAATCAATAAAATCACCGCCACGATAATCTTCGCCAATTGAATCGCCAAAGTTTGAAATTACTTCTGGATCTGCACCATCTGAAGCAGTACCAAGATCACGCTTGTTCCAAGTGCGTAGAACGTCAGCAGGAAGCATAATGCCCTGTGCAGTTTTACCATATGCGTCAGCAGCAGCGCGTGAGCATTCAAATTCAAATGCAGCAGCTTCTTGCGCTCTACGATCAGTAGGGTTAGCTAGAGCGTGGATAGCTTTCATCATGCTAAAACGCTTAGTTTCTGCTTTGCTCATGCCGATGTCTTGGCTTTCTAAAGCATTAGTAGAGCCGATAGACTCCAATAGTTCACCACGGAACGAATCAATTGACTGACCGTTAGCGATAGCATCGCGAGCCATGTCTGATTTGTTGTGTCGTGCGCCTAACTCAACGATTTGAGCGGCATTCTTTTGTGCGGCTTGCTGGGCTTCAGCTTTTACCGCTTCGATATTAACTTCTGACATAATATTTCTCTCTTTTAGGGAAGTTTTAATTACG